TCTGCTTGATCTACAGCCATACGCAAAATTGCCATCTCACAATCACTAAAATTTAAATCTTTACATATTTTTTGCTTCATATATTAATATATTAATATATATAAATATAAAATTGATATAATATTTATTTTTTAATAAATAATATAATAATAAAATAAAATGGATAACAACTATGTTAATGAGTTTTTTCAGAAATTTGGAAAAGGAGTGTCGAGTAGAAGAATTGCTAATGATTGTAAAAATTTATACGAAAAATACCCGAATTTTGTATTGTCAAATAATTCCGGGAATGTCGAATTGATTGTTACTGAAAATGAAGAAAACTATGGCTTCATTTTTAAGCCAACATATCCTTTTCAACCTCCGCAAATATACTATAATGGTAACTCATACTTGAATTTATTGAGAATAACTGATAAGGATGAGAGAAGTATAGTTAGAAAATACAAGAATAAAGACTGTTTGTGTTGCGATTCTTATGATTGTTTTGACAATTGGTCGCCTTCTATAAATCTAACCAGTATTATTGATGAAATTAAATCTATTGTTAAATTTAAAAAAGCAATTGTACATATTTTATTAGCAGACAAAATAAAAAGTAAATATTTGATTGATGACATTGACATCAACTCATATTTAATTTAAATTAATTAATTAAATTTAAAACATATTATACATTATTATACAAATTATACAAATTATAAACATTATACAAATTATAACCCTAAACTTAAAATTACATCGTTTTTCATTTTCTTCATTTTACTAAGAGTATTCCGGTTTGGCGCAGATTTTGGAACATATTTATCATCAATAATCTCGATATATCTACCGACAGGTCTAAAGGGGGTTCCCTCCGCTACATCGGAAATGCGAATTTTACTCTCGTCTTGATATTCTTTCCAATATAATCCTGTATTAATCGCGTATTCAACATCAGAAGCAATACGCGCGATAATACACTCCTTTTTTCCTTTAAATGGTATGAGAACTATGTCGCCAACACGCATTTCTTCTACAAATTTGCGGTCTTGACCGCCGGATGGTCTTCTTGAAATGTCTGCTTTATTTTCATTATAAATGCCATCTACGACATTTTGTCTTGGTATTCCCCAGCCACCCCAAGGACACGTCACTATCTGTTGACTTCTAATCATTTTTTTCATATCTGTCTGATTTGTGATTTCGCCATAATTTTGGCGAAGTACCCAAAAATTAATACGAGATGCCATTTTTAAAATCTTATTATTATAGTATTCAAAGATATGGTTAGTTAAATTATTAAATACCTTTATAAAATTATTAATTTTTCTTTTCAATTTTTAATAAAAAACATAAAAAATTGAAATACTTAAAAAACGTTAATTTAATTACATTTGGAAACTATAATAATCGCTGCTAACATTGCGAGTGGCGTAACTATAATTGGGATTTTGAGGTGTAGGGTCAGGAATTGTAATTGGTGTGTATCGGAGTGCGTCTGGTTTCAAAGCAAACGCAGAACCAGTCCTATCAAAAAACATTGCGTTTTCTTCAAGATTATTATCAACATATTGATAACGCATTGCCACCATTTGACATCCATATGCTCTACATAAGATACCGCTTGGGTTTTCTGGATTGGTGCCGTTGTCTGGGAATACAATTGTCATATTATTCCTGTTGTAATTTGTTAGCTCATCTGTGTCGTGATTATTCTTAACATCATAATAATTATATGCTCTCATAAAAACCGAATTACTTGTTATGTTGACATACTCCATAAATTCTTGGTTTTCTAAAAAGGCGTTATTGTTATTGCTGTTTTTTTCTACTATCAAAATTATCTTGCTTTGAAATTGTAATAATGGTACTGTTCCTAAATTGATTCCACCACCTTCAAAACTGTATTCTTTTCCAAGCATCACTGAATCGTATGCTTTAAAAATTGTCGCCATTTTTGAATATGTTTTTTGATGATTACTTTTAACACGTAAATGAATTATAATAGGGTCTGTCGGATTCGGGCAACTGCCTCCTGAAAAAGCATAGCTATTAATTGTTTTCATAACATCGGCAAAATTAACTGAATTAAATGTTTCTTTGATGTAAACACTATCTTGTGTGCTTGTTGCTACAACTGGTTTGTCATCAACCAAGTACACTTCAAAGTCTAAACATCGTACACCTTGTTTTATGATCGCTTTCAATACATCAGTACTTACAAAATCGTTCTTATAGGAACCTCCTGAACAAGCATTATATGCGGTTTTAACATAATAATCGTATAAACATCCAGAACTGTCTGCTAATGTTGAATTTGCTGAAATAGGTACTATATTACCATCGACAGACGGATATAAATCATTCATAAAATTGTTGTTTTGAGCTTCTAATTTAGTCAAACTAATAATATACCATATCATTACTGCCAATAATATTAAAGTAATTCCCATAATCATATAAGACGCAAAATCTTTATCCATATCTTTTAGTTTGCTTAAATAATCTGTTGCGGTGCTTGACATTAATCTAATATATTATGCTATTTTTTTTAATTTTTTTAAAAAATATTATATAATTAATCAAATTAGTTAAATAATATTTATACCTATATATTATACATAGCATGGCAGGCGGTCTTTTAAACCTTGTTTCAGAAGGACAACAAAATATTATATTAAATGGAAACCCAGAGAAGACATTCTGGAAGTCGACATATAAAAAATATACGAATTTCGGAAAACAAAATTTCCGGTTAGATTATGAAGGTACACCAACACTAAACCTAACAACTGAGTCTACATTTGTATTTAAGGTTAAGAGATATGCGGATTTATTGATGGACTGCTATATTTCTGTAGCTTTACCGACAATTTGGAGTCCGATTTTTCCTCCTCAAGCTGTTCCTCAACAAGATGGCTCAACTGTGTATACTGATTGGGCGCCATATGAATTCAAATGGATAGACAATATTGGTGCTCAGATGATTGACCGAATTACGATTACTTGCGGTAATCAGAAATTACAAGAATATTCAGGTCGCTACATATTAGCATCTGTACAAAGAGATTATACTGGTTCTAAAAGAGCATTATTTGATACTATGATTGGTAATGTTCCTGAATTAAATAACCCTGGAAATGCGGGTACTCACGTGAATTCATATCCAAACGCGTTTTATGCCAGTTTACCTGATGGGTCGCCAAATCCGGCTGGTGCTCAACCATCTATTATGGGAAAAGTATTGTATATTCCGCTCGGTGCTTGGTTTAACCTTAGAACGCAAAATGCGTTTCCTTTGGTATCTTTACAATACAATGAATTACAAATAAGTGTCACATTTAAACCAATTAATCAGCTTTTTAGGATTCGTGATGTATTGGATTACAACAATAATTTTCCATATGTTGCGCCCAATTTTAATCAATATTATATGCAGTTTTATCGATTTTTACAGACGCCACCAGATGAAACACTTGGACCCACATCTTATGTTGATACAAGAGTGAATTGGAATGCGGATATTAATTTAAATTGTACTTATTGTTTTCTCTCTAATGACGAATCTATGTTGTTTGCTAAAAACGAGCAGAAATATTTAATTAAGCAAGTGTATGAGAAACCTTATTATAATATCACTGGTCAAAATAAGGTGCAAATAGATTCTATTGGTATGGTAATTAGCTGGATGTTTTATTTTCAAAGAAGCGATGTTAATTTGAGGAATGAATGGTCTAATTATACAAATTGGCCGTATAATTATATGCCGCTTGATATTACTCCTGCTCCTGCTGCTGGTAACTATCCGAATCCTGACACATCAGGACCTCCAGCTCCACCATTTATTGGACCTGGAACAAACCCCGATGGTACTTTATCAGGATTGGCAATAACAGGTGTTTATAATCAGCAAAATCTGAAGCAAATTTTGGTGTCATTGGGTATTTTATTGGATGGGCAATACAGAGAAAATATGTTGCCTGCCGGAGTTTATAATTATGTTGAAAAATACACGAGGACAGATGGTTTTGCTCCTGATGGTCTATATTGCTATAATTTTTGTTTAGATACGTCGCCTTATTCGCTACAGCCATCTGGTGCTATGAATATGAGCAGATTTACAAATGTTGAATTTGAGTTTTCAACAATTAATCCGCCAACGGATCCTTATGCTCAGGTATTGACCATTTGCAATCCAGATACGGGCGAAATAATAGGTGTAAATAAGCCGTCTTGGCGCATCTATGAATACAATTATGATTTATATGTGATGGAAGAGAGAGTCAAT